TTTATAATTAGAACCTTCTGCTTTATTATCAGATATAAATTCAAAATGTCTCCCATCTACACTATCTGCAAATAACCTAGACTTATCTGCCATATTTTTTAGCTCCAAAGCAACTTGCGCTGCTTCAGTTTCGTCCATCTTATAGTAAGTAGTAAGTATAGTCACAATAGGGCCAGGGCTTAAATCTATACTTAGAATTGTTAAATTCTGAAGAGGCCTGACTGCAGGCATTAAAACCCTTACTACCTCTTTTGGGTCGAAGGTCATAGCCATTAGCTAATGTGCCTATAATGCTCCAAGATACGCTTTATGTGTGGAGGGAATTCTGAATGGAGTGTCTGACTCTTTGTTACATTTTTAATTTCTGAGCCAGGCATTGATTTAGCGGGAGTCGCTTCTTTCTTTAAATAATAAGTAATTAAATCATACACTGCTAACTTCAAATCCCCTGGAACAGCGGAATATCCACCTTTATATATCAACTTAACTGATTTAGTACCAGCAGGAAAAGACATGCTCGTACGAGTAATCTCTTGACCATCAGCATCTAATTCGTAATCCCTGTCAGCAACCCAAAATTCATTGGCTGCCTCACAAGTTGCTTGAGTTGTATATGAAGTGTTGCTACACTCACCAGTCCATCTTTCGGCTGTAAAAGCCCAGTTGTTTCCAGCTGTATGTCCTGTTGTAGCATTGAAGGTTACAGCGACGTCTCCTTCTAAAATTTGACTAGAGCCTGTTATTGCCACTACGCCTGTATACCAATTCGAACCACCGTCCCTAGACCACTTAAATGTATCTGGAGTTCCTGTTTGAACAATTTGTACTTTATAACTTCGTCCTACTTCACCTGACGACGTATTTGCGTTGTAACCAGTGACTGTTAGGTCATTTAAGCCTGACCCTGTGAAGGTATCATTGTTATGACAAGTTGTTTCTGTAGTTTTTGTTGATAAGGTACATTGTGGAGTACCAGAGCTCAATAGATAGTAATTGTTACTATCTGCGAGGTTTAATTCAACGGTTTGTTTATCCGTCTTTGAGCTATCACGCTCAAATATTTGTACAACTTCCGCGATAGGAAGTTCTGTTGGGAAGATAGAAGTTTCACCTTTAACAATGTCAAAGTATTCTGTCTTTGCCGTACTATAGTAGTCGATAAAACTACGACCACAATAGGTTTTTATAAGTGTACTAACCTGGGACTTTAAATTATTAATGGTTGAGTCGCGTGTATTACTGCTTATTCCTGCGTATGTTTTATAATCACTTACTGTAACTAAATCTGCCATTCTTTATTCCCAAATACTTGTAAAAACCGGCGGGTTGCCCCGCCAGTTAAATACTAACTTATGCTATTAGCTAGCTGCTGTCTTGATTAAAGCCATTGAAGCTTTACCTGCTGCTCCAGCCTCTTTAGCGATGAAGCCAAAGCGACGAGTCGCAACAATTGCTCTTTGTTGAGCAACTACGTCAGTAGCCATCTCAATTGTTAAGCCTCTATGGTTACCAATTAGGTAATTAGTAGGGTTAACTAGAATACCAACCGCTGCAGATGCACCTGCCGCTTCAAAAGCGTCAGAAACAACTAGAGGGATACCCCATAGTTTACCAAGCTCGCCACTTAAGATTGTAGCTTTGTCACCGTACTTATCAACAGTAGTAACATCAGCATCAGTTAATAAACTGTAATACTGTGCTTGACTTACAAAACAAACTAGGTCTGAAGGGTTCATACCCCATTGGCCCATGTTTGTACGAGCTGTGTGAAGCTCCGCTTTTACAAATGGATCAGTTGTACTACCAGTAGTTACAGTATTACCTGTATGACCACCTGCTAGCTCTTCTAACTCAGTAAAAGGTGCTGCAACTCCAGTACCTAGAATTGAAGCATCAGATGTGCGTGCCATTCTACGAACGATTGCATCACGAACTATACCAGCGATAGGTATAATTGAATCTTCATCTTCTTCGTAACCGATGTACTCACGAGTCGCAAGCTTATGAGCGGTCAGTGTGACCTCTGTTAAGCCGTGCGCTGCTACTGCTCCTGAAGAAGCATCGTTAAATGCTGTACCAACTGCGTCACCATCATTTAGGTTACCAGTTGTTACCCAAGTAGCATCCATTCCAGTATCTGGATTGAATGGGAAGTTCATCACGCGTGCATTCATTGCCATTTGCTGGAATACAGGTTCAACAACTACACGATTTTGAATACCTTGGAATATGTTTGAGTTCCAAGTAGTTTCCCAATCGGCATCTGCCCAACGAGTTGCTTTCTCAATTAGCTTCTTACCGTAGCTTAATTGATCAACGCTCTTACCAGTAATTTTTGACGTAATATACGCAGCGTTAAGTTCGTCTGCTGTAGGCTCATTTGCGCCTGCTTCAGAAAAACTCATCTTTGACTTAGCTAATGCAGCTAACTCATCTTTATTAGTTTTAAGTTCAGATGACATTTCTTCTATTGCTTTCGCATAGTTGTCGTCATTTTCCTTAATTTTTTGCTCTAAAGCCTCAGCGACTTTATCAGCTTGGGTCTTACCCACTTTTAAACTATCTAGTTCAGCTTCAGCCTTAAGGGAAGTTTCCTTCTCAGCGACTTCTGCCTTATAAGCTTCAACAGCTTTTTGAGCTGTTTGCTCCATAGTCTCTTGTATTTCTTCTTGTGTCATGTTAATGTCCTTAAGAATATTATCCTGAGAAGTTTTCTTCTCAATTATGTTTACATCTACTTCTTCTTTTTCAACTTCATCCGTTACAACAGTAACTGTTGCTTCAACTTTTGAAGGTGCGTAAGATTCTTTGTAAGCTTTATAGGCTTCTTCTGAATCAAATGCTTTCGATAAAGAAAATGTAGAGTTCTGATTTGCAGGAACCGAAACTACACTTATTTCATATAAAGATAAATCTTTAATGAAAAAGGTATCTTCTGCCCTGTCGTAGTCTGCATCTTTAATGCTAAAGCCTACACTGAACGTCCTTAAAACGCCATCTTTAATTAGGTTGTACACCTCACCTGCAGCTTTGCTTATTTCAGCAACGATTTCCAAGCCCTTATCAGTCACACTGTGACTAATAGTCGTACCCACTGGACGTGAGTAATCATGGAAAGCAAGAACGATTGGATTCTTTAAATAATCATCCATAGCTCCCTTTTCCCAAGCTTCTTTAACGATAACGTCGCCCGCTCGGTCTTTGGATACAGTATTCGCATAACCTTTAATTGTTAAAGGAGAGTTGTCATCTGACTGCTCTTTTTCAACAACATCAAATAATGAGTTAATTTGAAACTTTTTATTCATTGTCTCCTTCATCCTCTTCTTCATCCTCAGTCGGTCGCCCGCCCTCGGAAGGGTTGCCTGCACTACCTGCCACGTTGGCTGGTATGCGTATATCGTCATGACCCTCTATCTTATCTAATCTTAGGGCCTCTCTAGCTTCGTTAGGAGTAATAACTCCCCCGTTGACTAAAGTGCTGTAGTATTTTGCTTTTTCATCTAACTCTGGCTGTAAAGGCGAGAGGTCTTCTAGTACTGCTGCAAGGTCATAACCAAAATATCGTTCTAAACCACTGATTACTTTTCTAACTAGTGGTAAAACGGTTTCTTGATACATCAGTCTGTGATTAGGTCTAATATTTGCATTATTTCCACCTTTCAATAATATGGATGGAATACCTAGAACTCTAAGGACAGTGTCCTCTAAGTTTTTCACAGACTCTTCAAAATCTAACTTTTTAAAATCAACATCAGACATGTTATCTATCTCTAAGCCACCGTCTAAAACTAGAGGTCTACGACCGCCACTCTTAGGATTGTATCTTTGTGACCAAGAGTTAATTAACCTTTCTTTAACCTTAGTACTAAGAGTATTTGGGCTCTTTAGTACAAGACCTGGTACCGCTCCATTCTTGAAGAATGTACCTTGAAAGTCCCTCATGTTGTACAGCAAGTTTAACGTATCCCTTGCTGATATCAATCGAGATGTACCTCGATAGATAGATTTTGATGAGTTATCTTGGATGTGAATAATTTCTTCAGGCTTATACTTAATGTCGCTGTATTCATATCCTTTAATAAATGTTTTCTTATCTGGATGTATTACTACATTGCTCGCAGGTAAGTGGTATAAGTGCACACCATCATAATACATAAAACAGTTACCATCTAATAGTAAATCTAAAAAGATTTGTCGCCTAAAAGAATCTGCATTTTGAAACGGATTCGGCTGTCTATTTAGTAAGGTAGCTAGCTTCTTATGTCTAATAGTCGCTATACCCGGAAATGCTTCTTTATCGCCAACGTCCACCCCTATTTGTGCGGCTGCGTCGACTATCATGTTCACACCTCGATTAACTACTTCCAGTTTTTCAAATGCCCTTTCATAGGGTACTGAAAAGTGTTGAGCGCTAGTTACGCCTTCTCCATCAGCAATTCGAGGTTGTGCAGGGTTTAACTTGCGTAACCCTAATCTATCTAACATTCCCATACTCTTTATCTCTTCTTTTGTTAACCCAGCGTTGTTGCTTGGGGCCAGTAATTAAAGAAGGCTTCTTCCCGTATATCGAGTGAAGTTTTAAGTGATGCGTATGACAGAGAGTAACCGTATCATCATAAATTTCTTTGTGATGTGAGTCGATAAACTCATCTCTAATACCCATCATATCTTCAGCCGTCAATATAACGAGGTTCTTTTCCTTAATCCACTTGTTAAGAAGTTCTGTTACACTAAAGAAGTGGTGAAAGTCCAAGTCCTCGACTCCGCCACAGATGTAACATTCTTCGTCTTTTATGTATGCACTCTTTGCGCGGTCTCTAATGTATTTTATTTTATCGCGTTTAAGTTCACTCATAAAGTAATTTTCTTACATTTTTTCTGTATTTCGATTATTATATCAAACTTATAGCTAAAAGTCAAGAGGAATTTTTCGTTGGTGGTAAGATTATTTTGCTGTACCCGAAAAATTCTTCTACTAAGCTATAATCAAAACGTTATTTCGGAAGCTACAAAAGTGTAGAGCGCATAGCGTAAAGCATCCGACATATGAGAAGCCATGTTATGTACAGGTTTCTCGTTTATTAAATTAACATTAGGGTTCCATTGATACTGGTCTAGTGCCAAGAGAGTGTCTTTACATCTCTGGTCAACGATTAATCTATCATTATCTACTATAGTAGCTACCGCAGCTATACCGTCCAGTACGCTCTTAGTCGCATTTATAGTTGAAATATCATATTCCTGCGCCAAATCAAACCTCATCTGCTGAGCTGCTGAGTCGATATAGATGGCATCAATATCCCACTTATCTATTAGTGCCTGTATTACTACTGCATGTTGCTCGGTTGTCTTCTCTGCTTCCATGTAATCTTCTAGTAAGTAGTATTTCTTCTCATCCCAATCGTACCCAATTACACAAAATGCAGTAGGGTCACGGTAACCTACGTCAAGCCCTGCGAATACTTCAAACTTAGAAGTATCTAATTCTTCTAAATTAGCAACACATTCTTCGTAATTAAAGTCCCATACTTGCCCTTCAAAAGTATTGAAGTCAGCTAAGTATTCTTGATTAAACTCCGCCTTAGACATACCTGCCCTAGCGTCAGATATATCTCTCTCACTAAAGCGAGGGTTTTCATGATAAGAGGCTCGTATAGAAACCCAGTTATCATAGTCATCATTATAGCCACGTTGGTAGAACTCTGAAAACCAGTTATTCCGTCCACGAGGAGTAGATATAAATATACATTTACTTTGGGGTTTGTCTAGAGTAGGTCTAAGGGCAACATTGAAAGCGTCCTTACCTCCATCTCCTAATGCCGCTTCATCAAATATAATAAGATCATAACTCCTACCAACGGTGCTATCGACCTGATTAACTGACCCCATTCTGATAGTACTTCCATTGGTTAATTCTATTACCTTATCTTTTGCATTATCCCTAGCAACTTCTAAATCAAAGTGC